TCGAGCTTTGCGACGAGCTCAAAATCAAAGTCGCAATGGGTCCATGAAAGGTCGTGGTCCATTTTGGCAAGACCTCAAAGCGGCTGGGAAGAAACTAGCGGCTTTGGGTTTGCGTGAAGTCGGTCAAGTGGCCGGTGCACAGATTGGTGCTCCTGGGCTTGGCCGCGCTGCTGGGGCAGCCGTCTCTCGATTCTTCGGATTCGGCCCCTACGGCATGCCGTGGTCTGTCAGTCAGAATTCAGTTATGCGTTCAGAGACAGGGATTCCTCGTATGGAGAGTGTGCGTGATGTTGGGTTCAACATTAAACACACAGAATTTCTTGGCGTTGTAACATCTACTAGTGCATTCAATCTTACAACATATCCCTTGCAACCCGGTCTTGGCACAACTTTCCCTTGGGCTTCAAACATTGCTGAAAATTTCAGCGAGTACCGCATTAACGGCGCGGTTATAGTGTTTAAGTCCAATCTGACTGACGCTGTTGCCTCGTTCTCATCGTTGGGCACAGTGTCAATTGCTGCTGATATGAATGCTGCAGCAGCAGCCCCCATTTCCTTCCAGCAACTCGAACAGCTTAAGTACTGTTTAGCATTGAAACCTTCGAACGATGGGTATGCTCCGATCGAATGTGACCCGAAAATGCATCGGAATCAGTACTTTGTGCGGACAGGAAATGTTCCTTCTGGTGCCTCAGTGAATGACTATGATCATTGTCAGGTGTTTGTTGCTACCTATGGAATGCCATCCTCAGGCGTCGTCATTGGTAGGCTGTACATCACCTATGACATCACACTTATGGAGCCTAAACTCTTATCAACCGCCAGCACACAACTCGTTGCCTCTGCTACCTGCCAGGGTATCACTTCCACCAACTTGTTTAGTACTGCGGCTTTTATGGTCAATTCACTTGGCATCAGTGTATCTGGCAACACCATTACCATTCCCTCCGGTATTTCTGGTGTTATTTCTTTCGCCTATGCATTTTATGGGTCCACGGGTGTCACGCCCGGGGCGATCCCTACCTTGACTTATGCGAACTGCTCATTGTCAACGTACGCGCCATTTGCGACTGCGACTTCAGCCCTATCAAACACGTCTTGTGTAGGGCCACCTGGCACTGGGGGTGTTTCATTTATTTATCGGTATGCCGTTTTGAACCCCTCGGTGGCCACTGTCGCAACTATCACATTCCCCGCATCTGGTGTTGTTCCTGCCTCTGGGTCAATGTTTGCAGATTTCCAGGCTGCTCTCGTTCCAGTCCCTACTCCAGCCATTATGGTGGAGCAAGAGGACATTGACGAGGAGAAAGTCGAACTTGTGGCGTATCCGTCCAACACTGCAAGCTCCGCTTCGGGCTGTCGAATCAGACGCCCTTCAGGTTTCTAATCATGTACGGAGGATTACTATCCATAATAACTCATCGTAGCCTTTTCGGCTACCATTCTTCTTACCCATGAAAGCTTTCTTTGATTTACCAGATGAATCATTGGAAGGCTTTCGTGAGCAACGTTCGAATGACCCTTTTTCTCGTCGGCACGAGAATAAGGGTCGTGGCCCCAAGAAACGAACTCCGGCGCAGGTGGCTGGAGATGATGTCATTGACATCCACAATCCCGTTGCCGAACGGGCTGAACGCCAAGAGTATAGGGCACAGCTTGGCCAGTCAAATCAAGTCTTGAGACGTGTCAAGGCTTCATTACGCGATTCGAAATGGGCTGACAAATTTCAATCCTGGGCAAAGCAGCACCCGGGTCAGCCGTTTCATTACCCTGGAGCGAATGCTCAATTGCAGCCCTATGAGTTTCTTCTTTTCTCAGAACAAGAAGTTTCTTCTTTGACTTTCAAGATGAAAGCGATCCACGATGTTTACGAAGAAAAGTGGAATGAGTTAGGTAGGCCGCCCATATCACCGAAGTTGGATAATCGTTTGTGGCTACATCTAATTAATGTTCGTCGTAACAAGAAGTGGATTCATGATCTTGATGTTGCTGACAAAAAGAGAAGTCAGCGCAAAGATGAAAACCTCTCAGCCAAACGCTCTTTGCAAGGTTCTCGGGTTCGGTCTTCAGAGGAGACCAGATTGGAATTGCAGAAGGGCTGTTGAACCCAATCCTGGGCCTGATCAGCTTGGATTTCATCCTCGCTGTATCGTTGCCACACTTGATTTGCGCGACAGTGCGCACCAGTTTGTGGTCGAGTCGACTGACGATATGTTTATTAACATTCACAGCGAAACCAATATCTTTAGGGTTACAACTGTTACTCATGTTGGTGGTACACCTACTGCGATATATTCATTAGCTTTTATTCCCAACACTGATGCAGCTGAAATTATCGAAGATAGATTGGCCGTTCTTGTTAACAATTTCGCCGTCGATCGCCACGTGATATTTGTTAGCAACGATCCGTCATTTGTCAGTGAGTTACCTCGCAACGTTGTTGTGAGTTCAGATTTTCTTCATGAGGTTATCACTCGACATTATGGCCCACGTATTGCAGCTGAATTTACCAACCCAGGTCTCTACGGTGGTGCTCACCCGAAAAAGACTTGGGTATCAAAACCCAAAGCACAGACCAAATTCTCTTCAGCGACAGAATACTCTCAACCCATTTATGAAGGGCAGGTCGCTGCGGTCAGTGCTTCCTTGGCAGAAGTCAAATGTGAAGGAGATTCTGTCATCGAACATCCAAATTTGGGAAAGTTGGGTGCAAGGTGTCCGGTTTGTAATGTTACTTTGAAGAAACGAGGTAAGGAATACGTGCATCCGGCTCACTTGAATGAAATGTATTTGGGTGGTGGCAAGGCGGCTCTACCTGATCGACTGAAATCTGAAGGTATCTCAGTCATCCGCTCTTGCGTGGTTGGACCTGATGAGTTTGCGTATGTATCGCCGACCGACAGTGCATTCGACAAACTCGAAGTCAAGGCACCTCCCACGAATCCACCCACCCCAACGGCCCCGCCTCCTTCAAACCCTGATATTCCTATCCTACATCCTTCTCCTACTCGGAAGTGCTCTCGGCCTCCCCCCATTTTGGTCACTGACAATGATATTTATGTTTCTGAAGGACAATTTCATCGTCGGTATGACCCAGCTTCATACCCATCGTTAGATGGTATTAATCCAGCGCCATTTTTTAATTATTCGATTGATTGTGACGGGTTGGACGCAAATCTGCGTTATCATGTGGCATCATGTGTTCTCAAATGTCGCAGGTTGCCCTACATCGAAGAATTGTTGAAGCCGCGGGTTTTGAAGAGGCGATCCTTGGTGCGTACGTCGCCCAGGATTTTGAAAGCTACACGCAAATCGTTGAAGCACATTCCTCGTCCAGTTGTTGTGTCAGACAAAGTCCCGATGTATTTTGGTGGTATTTATCATGTCATTCGTTGTATGAATGAGCCTGGCGACTTCGCTGTCTTGCATGAAGACGTGCCGTTTGCCTTCACCAATTTACTAGTGACTCCACCAGCTGAGCAACACAAATTCCCTCATGATGGTAGTTGGAGTTCGAATTCCATCATGCCTCCTTTCCTATCTATGTATTTCCCATCTTTTTATCCCTACCGCACTTTGGACCCTGCGGCCAACGAAATGTTGAGACCACAAAATGAGCGAGATTTCTGGTGGCCTGGGTGGTGGGAAGAACCAAGTGACGCAGCATTACCTATTGTTGTCGACGAAGAAGGAGACAAACTTAAGAATGTACATGTCTTGGATGGTCATCGCCTCCCTGCTGATTTGAGGCGTGAATTATTACGTACCGTCGAGGAAAAACATGATATTCGCGTCACAAAAACTTCAACATGGTTGGACCCGTATTTGTTTCGATTGCCTATTCAACTGTCTCCTCAGCCCAAAATAGCTTCTGACATCATTCATTATCTTGGGGACAGAAGGCCGCTATCGGCAAGTCAAATTGACGAAGCAAAGCAAGACCATTATGTTGAAGTTGTCACTGCACAGCGAACTCATCTGGCAATTCCTTCATTGCTATATGCTGCAGTGCATCCTGCGCTCTGGTTGTTGAAATTAGCCACTCATCCTTATACTCAAGCCGAATTTCGCTTCCGTTACGTTCCCCACCTTGTTACTCTTGCGTTGTCTGAGATAGAGCGGAAAGCTGATTTGGTTGATGTTGAGGAAGTTGTGCGGACTAAGATTCTGCGCACTGCATCGTTTCCTGCTTATGATTTAACTTATCTGGAGTATGTCAAAGGTACGATGAAAGTGGCCAAGATAATCCATGAGATGCAGGATTTTCAGTTCGTGCAGTACACGGCAAAACATCCGTTTTTGCTGTAGGCGCTAGGGTTGGCGAGATGCCGTTGGTAGTCCCTCCTTGTAGATTATTGGCGAATCAGGAAGCCCGGATTCATGTCCGTTCCTCGAGGAAACGTCGAAAAGTCCTTTATCGGAGGGTACTAGCCGAGTTGGCCAGCCGAAACCTAGCCCCTATTGTTTTAGACGGAAATGACCCTGCAACGATGAAAGTTGGAGTCAGCGCTCGTGTACTGCGTGATACCCCAATTGATGGTTGTGCTTTGAAATATGAAATAGCTGAATTTGTGAATAGGGTTCTGAAAGAAGAATTCCCTAGGGTATCACCCCTTGAATGGGACGACTATATATCGCACACCAGTTGGACCGATGAGCAAAAAGCTGAGATTACTTTAGCTCATGACGCCCTACGAGATGGCACCCCTAGTGTGAGGGATCGCCGCAAGCGTAAAGCTTTCCAAAAGGTTGAAAGGTATTTGGAATATAAGCCACCTCGTTGTATTATGGCACCATTGAATTCAGTCAAAGCATTCATGGGGCCAGCTATTGCGGCTGTTGAACGTGTTGTTTTCGCACTAGAGCCATTCATAAAGCATGTTCCTGTGCCGGATAGACCTGCGAAGATTGTAGGACTCAAGCGCGCTGGACTGCGCTACTATTCCACAGATTTTACTGCTTTTGAAAGTCACTTTACACCCGAGATTTACGGACTGTTCGAATGTGCTCTTTATCGACATTGCTTGCATGACTGGAAACATGTCGAAACGTTATGTCAAATAGTTTCAGGTTGGCATGTTATCAAAGTCAACAATATTAAGGCTGTGGTGAAAGGGCGCCGGATGTCAGGAGATATGTGCACTTCACTTGGCAACGGTTTCACGAACTATATGCTAGCTCGCTTCCTCATGGAAAGGCAGGGTTGCGATTTTAGCGGGTTTGTTGAAGGAGATGACGGGATCTTCGCCACTTCAGCCGTGCTTACCAAAGAACTCTACCAGCAATGTGGGTTCACTATCAAAATCGAAGAGATTGATGACCCTTGTAGGGCCAGCTTCTGCGGCATGATATGCACAGAAAGTGCTCAGTCGATTGTGAATCCTGTCAAGTGGATTATTGGTATGAACTGGTCTCATACGATGATTTATTCAGGCGACCAAAAACAACTGGCGCTCCTGAAGGGCAAATGTATGTCCGCGATTTATGAGGCCCCTTCTTGCCCCGTAACGTCTGTTATCGCAAGAAGTTTATTGAAAAGGTTGACGTCACTAGATGCTATCTATGTCGACGATCAGTATCATGATCGTGTACCAGTCGAGTTCAGACAACGAACATTTGAACAGCTACCAGCTTTTCAACCTACGATGGACACGCGAGCGCTCTACGAATTGGAGTTTGGCGTCTCTATCTCCTCGCAGTACTTGCTGGAGGAGAGTGTGGGGAAACCAGAATTCATGCGCATATTCGAAAGAGTTGTGCCTGTTCCGTTCAAGCAGGCCGTTGCAATGAATCACTTTGCCGCTCGATTTATCGAAAGAATCGTTTTAAACTGTTCTCGTTAAACAGAAGATTTCAAATACTGGGAAG